GAGCCAATAAACACCGGCCTGCTTGACGCATCCGGCGAAGAGATATGGCGCGAACCGAACCCAGTTGGCTTTGGCCGCGACGAGGAATGGTAACATGCTACTAGCAATAGGCATAACACTCGGCCTGGTAGCCGTTGGTCTGATTGCTGGCGCTGTTGGTTTGATACTGATGGCGGTCCGCAAGCTTGATCTGTCAGGCTGGCCGTGACCTTCCCCGAACTGGACGACACAACAATCCGTGCAGTAGCAGTATCGGCAGCCAGCACGTTAAAGAACGCAGACGTTACCGAGATGCTGGCCAAGGCTGATGTCATCCAGGAATACATAGATCCGCAGGCATACGGTAACGATTTCACATTTACGTTAGAGAAGCAACCATGAGCGAAACACCAATCGCAAAGGACGAAGCGACTGGCCGTTTTTTAACGGGAAATATCGGCGGCGGTCGGAAACCCGGCGCTCGCAACAAGTTGGGTGAGGCGTTCATTGAGGCGCTGCATGACGACTTCACTGAACATGGTGTTGCCGCCATTCAAACTGTCCGCAGCGAGAAGCCGGACCAGTATCTGAAAGTCATTGCCAGCCTTCTGCCAAAGGAAATGAACCTGAATGTAACGGACGCTTACAGCGAGATGACGGATGATGAACTTATCGAGCGAATCCGAGACCTCAGCGCCTCCTTCGCTCCCCTCCTTGCTGGCGGAAATGGAAGCGTTGCAGAACGCCTTGAAGTCCCGGCAGGCGAAGGACAGCCTGCTAAAATTCACTAAACACACCAACCACATTTACCAGATAGCGCGGCATCACGAACTGATTGCCGACAAGCTGGAAGCAGTTGAGCGCGGCGAGATAGACCGGCTCATGATATTCATGCCGCCAAGGCACGGCAAAAGCGAGCTGGCATCAAAGCGGTTTCCGGCATGGTGTCTTGGCAGGAACCCGACGCGGCAGATCATCGCGGCGAGTTACAACAGCGATTTGGCAAACGACTTTGGCCGCAACGTCCGCAACATTGTGGGTAGCCCTGAATTTACAGAAGTGTTCAACGGCGTATCGCTTGCACCCGATAGCCAGGCAGCTAACCGGATGAACACCAACAAGGGCGGCGCTTATGTTGCTGCCGGTGTTGGTACAGCGATAACGGGACGCGGCGCGAACATTGCATTGATCGATGACCCGCTGAAAGACCGTGAAGAGGCAGACAGCCAACGCCGCAGGGATTTGGTTTGGGACTGGTATCGATCGACGCTGTTCACCCGGCTTATGCCGAATGGTGCGGTGGTGTTAATTCAGACCCGTTGGCATGAAGATGATTTGGCAGGGCGATTGCTTGAAGCAGAGGGCGACCAGTGGGAGATACTGGATCTTCCTGCGATCAGTAAGCAGAACGAGGCTTTGTGGCCTGAGTGGTATCCTCTGCCTGTTCTGGAGCGCATCAAGGCAACGATTGGACCACGTGAATGGTCAGCATTGTACCAACAGCAGCCGCAACCCGACGAAGGCACATATTTCCAGCGCGACTGGTTCAAGAATTGGGAAAGGCTGCCCGAACTCAGATATTATGGGACAAGCGACTACGCGGTCACGGATGGCGGCGGCGATTATACCGTTCACACGGTTTGGGGCGTTGATTCATCCGGCGCGCTATACCGTGTTGACCAATGGCGCGGACAGACCACAGCAGACGTATGGATTAAGGAAAAGCTGAACCTGATAGCCAAATACAAACCGCTGGCATGGTTCGGGGAAGCTGGTGTTATCCGCAAGGCGATTGAGCCGGTGTTGAAGCGCAGGATGCTTGAGCGTCGCGTCCACTGCCGGTTGGAATGGATACCGAGCGTTAACGACAAGCCGACAAGGGCAAGGGCATTTCAGGCAATGGCAAGCATGGGCCGCGTGTTCATGGAACCGGGGGCTGACCTGAGCGAGTTCCTGGTGTTCCCCGCTGGCAAGCATGATGACGAAGTAGACACGGCAAGCCTGATGGGAATGGTCATGGATCAGGCTCACCCGGCGATATTGGCCGTCAAGGAACAACGCAACAAGCCCGGCGACCGCTGGGAACGGGCGCTGAATAGAGAGGAGGACAATTCATCTTGGAAAACAGTCTAGAATTATCCACCTTCATTCACCAGTTCGAGGAAGCGGAGGAAATCACCCGCGACGCTCGCAGGCTGGCAGAACGCGACCGCGACTATTTCGATGAAAAGCAACTGACAGCAGCCGAGAAATCAGCACTTGAGAAGCGCGGCCAGCCCGCGGTGGTTTACAACCGGGTCAAGCGCAAAGTCAATTCCATGATGGGGCTGGAGAAGCAGACCCGCAAAGACCCAAAAGCATTTCCCCGCAATCCCGACGATGACGCGGCAGCACAGGCGGCAACAGACGTTATCCGCTATGTCTGCGATGATAGCCGATGGGACGACAAGCGTTCGCAGTCTGCCCGCGAGATTGCCATTGAAGGCACCGCTGCAATTATGGTTGGCGGCAAGAGAAGCAGAAACGGGCTTGACCCAGACATTCGCCGCATTTCTTGGGACCGGCTGTATTATGACCCTCACTCCAGCGAGTTCGACTTTGCCGATGCAGCGTTCATGGGAATTGTTATCTGGATGGATCTGGATAAGGCCATTGCTCGGTTCCCTGATGCCGCTGAGGTGCTTGAGGTAACGTGGGCGCGGGCGAAGGATTCAGAAACATACGACGATAAGCCAAAGGACAAAATGTGGGCTGACCACAAGCGCAAGCGCGTCCGCGTCTGTGAGCATTACTATGACAGCCCTGATGGCTGGATGTTCTGCATGTTCACCGAAGGCGGGTTTATCGTTGAACCGCAGCCAAGCCCGTATCTTGGCGAGGACAAGCAGCCTGAGTGCCCAATCAAGGCTGTGAGCCTGTACCTCGACCGCGAAAACAACCGTTATGGCGAAGTGCGTACCATGATTGGCGCACAGGACGAGATTAACAAGCGCCGGTCGAAGGCGCTGCACCTGATTAGCCAGCGGCAGATTCGCGTATCTCCGAACGTGGCGGCTGATCCCCGCGCAATCCGCAAGGAACTGTCCCGCCCTGATGGCGTGTTCATTGGTGAGCAGGGCGATGTAGAGATATTACAGACCAACGACATGGCAATGGGCAACATGAACCTGTTGCAGGATGCCAAGAACGAGATTGACTTGCAGGGGCCGAACGCGGCGCTTGGCGGCAAGAACGAGTCCGATATGTCAGGCCGTGCGATTATAGCACAGCAGCAGGGCGGCATGACGGAACTGGCAACCTATCTGGATTGCATCCGCGTCCTGTCGTTGGCCGTATATCGCTCGGTCTGGTATCGCGTCCAGCAATATTGGGATGCCGAGCGCTGGATTCGTGTCACCGACGACGAGCAGAACATGCGCTTTGTGGGCGTCAACCAGCCTGTGACAGCGTTGCAGGCGATGGCCAAGCAAATGGGCATCACTAAGGACAATATGCAGCAGGCGATGCAGGAGCAGCCTGAAGCAGTTCAGCAATTGCAAATGTTCGCATCTGACCCGCGTTCGCAGCAGGTTGTTGAGATTGAGAATAACGTGACTGAGCTTGATGTCGATATTAGTGTTGATGAGGGCATCGACACACCGACGGTTGCAGCGGAAGAGTTCCAGTCGATGCTTAAGCTGGCTGGCACTGGCATGGTTCAGATTCCGGCGGATATTCTTATTGAGGCATCTAGCCTGCGGAACAAGGACCGCTTGCTTGAATTGCTGAAGGAGGGCCCGACGCCAGAACAGCAGCAGGCACAGCAGATTGCTATGGCCGGTGAAGCGGCGAAGGTCGAGAAAACCCAGAGCGAGACGCTTAAGAACAACGCCACGGCTCAGGCCGCACTGGCGAAGGGTGAGCTTGACTCGTTCCAGGCGGGATTGGCCGCATGAGGTGGCCGCTTTCAAGGTATCGCCGCAGCATGGGCATGGGGGCAATCCTGCGTTGGTTCGTCCCGCTGTCTGAGCGGGTTTACGGCATCAAGCACTTGTGGTGGGGGCCTGTCCATTTGTGGCGTGGCGTCTCCATGCACGACAATAAATTACACAGCGGAATAGTTTTGCGCTGACAAAGTTTCAACGTCGAGATGACGTAGAGAGCCGTCGCCGGGCATCGGGCGTTTGAGGGTCGCCGCCGTTAATCGGGCGTATGTCGAGGAAATCATGGAAACATTGGATAATATCTTAAGCGAAGAACCGGAAGTCGTTGAAGAACCCGCACCAGCGGAGGAAATCGCGAACGAAGAACCCAAGGGCGAAGAAGAGAGCGCGTCGCCTGCGCCAGCGGAAGAACCACCTTTCGACCATGCCGCCGTCAAGGGGGAGCGTGAACGCCGCCAAGCAGCGGAACGTGAACGTGATGAACTGAGACAGCAGATTGAATCTCTGCAAAAACCTGCCGCTGAACCTGAAAGCCCCGCTTCAATGTGGGAGGATGAGGAAAAATGGCAGGCCCAATTTGGAAGCCAGATTGCCAGTCAGGCAGCGCTCAATGCGCGGCTTGATACATCGGAAATGCTTGCGCGGCGTGACCACAAGGAAGATTTCGACCAGATGAAAGAGTTGTTCATGACTCTGGCGAATGAAAGCCCGGCCATTGCTCAGCAGGCGCTGAAAGACCCGGACCCTTGGGAACGGGCCTACCAGATAGCCAAGAACCACAGCACAATGCAGGAGCTTGGTGCTACCGATCTGGCAACGATGCGCGAAAAACTGCGGGAAGAACTGATGGCAGAAATGGCGGCATCTACGCCTGCCACACGCCAGACAGCCCCGCCAACCCTATCAGGGGAACGTAACGTAGGCGACCGGAAAGGCCCTGAATGGGCTGGCCCGAAAGCCTTGGACGAACTCCTGCGATAACAACGGTTTCCCCGTCGCGATGACGGTGCTGCCCTTAGAAGGATTTTTTCAAAATGACGGATACAACTCCAGCAACCGGCTTGGTTGTTCAACAGTGGGAAGACAAGTTCTTCACCGAATATCTCCATGATGGCGGTTTCAAGCCCCTCATGGGAACCAGCGAAAACTCTGTTATTCAGGTCAAGGAAGACCTGACCAAGAAGAAGGGTGATTCCATCACCATCGCTCTGGTCAACCGCCTGACCAATGCAGCAGTAACCGGCACCTCGACGCTTGAAGGCAATGAAGAGGACATGGCGTCCCGCTCGATGCGCATCTACGTCGATAAGCGCCGGAACGCTGTTCGTATTGCGGAAATGTCCGAACAGAAATCGGCTATTTCGCTGCGGCAGGCTGGTCGCGCTACCTTGCTCGATTGGGCAATGGAAGACACCCGCGATCTGGTTATCGAGGCTCTTGGCTCCATCAATGGTGTCAGCTTCACGGACTCGACCGAAGCCCAGCGCGACGCCTGGTTGGTTGACAATGCTGACCGCGTTGTCTTTGGTGCAGCCGCATCCGGCCTGACCGATATGTCGGCAGACCTTGCTGACCTCGACACCACTGCCGACTTGTTCAACTCCACTGCGCTCGACGCAATGCTGTTGAAGGCGAAGACGGCGGCTCCCAAAATCCGCCCGATGCGCGATAGTGGCAACGGCAAGCGTTACTATGTTGGTTTCGCCAACCCTTACGCCTTCAAGAATCTGCGCGACAGCCTGGACACCGAAGTTCTGGCCCAGACCGCTGTTCAGATGCAGGCAAGCAAACTGTTCGAGGGTGGCGACATCATGTGGAACGGCGCGATTATCAAGGAAACTGATAATCTGCCAATCTACACCAACCTGGGCGCATCTGCGACCACTGAGGTCACTCCGGTGTATCTCTGCGGCGCGCAGGCTCTGGCGATTGCTTACGCAAAGCGCTGGAAAACGGTCACGGAAGAGTTCGACTACGGCGACAAGTACGGCGTTGCGGTCGATGGCATCTATGGTGTTCGCAAGATCATCATGGGTTCCGGCGCAAGCGACACTGCCGACCTGAAGGATCACGGCGTTGTTACGGGCTACTTCGCAACGACCGGCGCTGGCAACACCACCGGCATTGCTGCCTCTTAACCAACGGGGCGGGGCTTAACGGTCTCGCCCCTCCTTTTTATGGAGAATTGAAATGGCAGCAGAAACACTAACCGGCTCCCGCGCGGCGAATACCTTCCCGGTGTTCAAGGCGCTTGGTGCTGGCCTCATGTGCGTTGCATACGGCACTTATGAAATCGGCGCGGCTGTAGAGGCTGGCGACGTTTTTGAAATGTGCAAACTTCCACCCGGCGCGACTGTTGTTGGTGGCTGGTTCCTTGGTGACGACATCGACACTGGGGCAACTGAAACCCTCGACATGGACCTTGGTTGGGCAGCTAACGGCGCAGAAGCGGCTGACCCTGACGGACTTGGCAATTTCGGCACACTGACAGGTGATGCTTTCGCTGCTGGCAGTGTCAGTATTGCAGCCGGATTGGCCTATCCAATCCTGCCGACAAACCTGCCTTCCTTTACCAAGGAAACAACTGTCCAGCTTGAGGTCAACACGGCTTCTGCTGGCGGCCACACAGGCACGGTTACGGTCATCGTTTACTACGTAGCTGACTAAGGGGAGGGTGATAATATGACGACCTGCCTCGATATTATCACCCAAGCCATGTATCGGACCAGCATCCTTGCGCTTGGCCGAACCCCGCGAGCGAAGGAAACGACTAACGGGCTTTTCGTCTTGCAGGGTCTCTATGATGATCTGATGATGTCCGGCGCGCTTGGTGAACTGACGGACGTTTACGCGATCGAGAACTACACCGCGAAGGAATTTGAGCGGGTTCTGGCCAATGGCTACACAATCACAAAACCGCTGACAATCGAAGAGGACGGAGCAACTCGCGCCCCCAAGGATTTGGCTGTCGTATCGATCATCGATACTGTGCAGACAAATTGGGTCTGGGAGAATGGGTGGGTATCAATGACCGGGCTTGCGCTTGGCGATGATGCGCCGTTCGCCAGCAAGGGGGCTGATGGCCTTGCCTGCTATCTGGCACTGAACTGGATCGACACATTCGGCGGTCAGGTGGCCCCAAAGGTCTTTGATCGCGGCATGAGGTTCAAGGGGCTTTTGATGGGCCAGAACGCCACCGCTGTTGATGAAGTGTCCTACTTCTAATGAAGATCGATTACGGGACGTCATCCTTCACCCGGTCGCGAGGCAATCTGCCACCGCTGGAACTGGTGAATCTGTATGTAGAGAAGGGAAAGACTGGCGATCCTGTCATCCTGCAAAGCCGCAAGGGCATCACGGCGGCGTCAACGCACGGAAGCGGGCCAATCAAGGCTGTGTTCCAGCGCGAAGGCGTCTTTGGCGGGGATAAGTTCGTTGTATCGGGAACCGGCTTCTATCGCGGCACTACGCTACTTGGAACGATTGCCGGGACCGGCGTTGTCTCGATAGCCGCCAGTGATACCGAGATATTGGTCACAGCAGGCGCTTCGCTGTACAGCTACAACGGCACCAACTTTATCGCGGTGACTTTTCCCGATAGCGCGGACGTAACGGCGGTTCTGCATACGGCGGGCTATTTCATCGCAATCAGGGCTGGAACGGGGCAATGGTATTTCTCCAATGTCCTTGATGGCCGGACATGGGAAGGTCTGGACTTCGCCACGGCAGAGAGTGAGCCGGACTTTCTGCTTGATCTGGCCGTACTCGACGGGATTCTTGTTCTGGCCGGGCTTAACTCTATCGAGTTCTGGGCAGCAACGGGCAATCAGGATTTGCCATTTTCGCAGATACAGCAGCGGGAATTTGAACAGGGCATCGCGGCAACCGGCTGTATGGTAGTGGTTGACAATACGTTTTATTTTCTCGGTTCGGATTTTATCCTGTACCGCAACGGAGAGGTTCCGCAGGCCGTATCTGACGACTCGATTGTCGAGGCCAGCGAGGCCAGCACGACGCACCGGATATTCCTGGTTACGGACGAGCGGCACAAGTTTGTATGCTTGCGACTGGATAGCGAAACCCTCGCTTATGACATCACGACCGGCGAATGGTGTGAGTTCAAGTCTTATGGACGGTCGAATTGGCGCGTTGGTCCTGGCATGGGCGACGATACAACCGGGACGGTATGGGAATTTAGCGGTTATTTGGACAATAGCGGCCCGCTGGAGCGTCTTTTTACTGCCGGGGTAGTTCTGGAGGGTCCGGCACAGATCGCCAATCTGAGGCTTTCTACGGAGGTTGGTACAACCAGCTATCTGACCGGCGATTATGCCGACCCGATTATAGAAATGCGGTTCAGCGATGATGGCGGCAATATCTGGGAAGATTGGGAGCCAACAGAGCTTGGTGAACAGGGCGATTACAGCAATCGTGTTGAGTGGCGGGCGCTCGGCATGTTTGCAGATCCCGGCGCGCTTTTTCAATTCAGGGTAACGGACCCCGTTAGCGTCCGCTTTTCAAATGTTCAGGCCAACGCACCCACAGGAGGCCGTTAATGGCAACATTCCAGATATTTAACAGCTTCAAGGAGGCTGCGCCCGAAAAGGTCCACAATCTTGGCGCTGATACGCTTAAATTCATGCTCACAAATACCGCGCCGAGCCTGTCCAATACTGTAAA